AACTACATTACCATCTTGGTCTACCCACGCATCATATCCTATATTATGACTGCCACACTTACTACATATCATACTCATCTCGCCAACTCCTCTCAATATCGCGGCGTGTTCGCAAACGCTTGGGGCGATTGTCCATAACGGTATCCCGATGTTCCTTGTGACCCTGCCGCATTTCCCACGGCATAACTTTCTTGACCTTGATGATATTGCGTCGTGGTCGCTGCATATCGTCGTTGTTGTGGAGCGTAATCATGCCATATTCCATTTTCGTGTAGATAGAAAACCTTATCAATATTAGGATCGTAAGCCATCAGACAGTATTGTATAGGATAAACGGGCTTTGTCAAGACCTCTTTCTGGGGCATTTTTGGAAATTTAATGTCACCCTTTTGATAGTCCTTTATCCCGTTATACGCCAACCCAACCACAGCAATCAAGATACCTACCCACTGAATCACAATCTCTCTCCTATTTCTACGTCTAACGTCCATACACTCATTATCGACACTTCTCCCTATAGACCTTTAGACTTTTTTCGGATTGTTTCTAAGTCTATGTTGGATAAGGACTTACGTCAAATGCTCCCGGCCCCGCTAGCCATAAGTCCAATGGCAGCAAGGGTTTACGTCATTATTCCATCTCCCATTTAGCTAATTTAATTACTTTCTTAGTGGTTATTACTGTAGTTTCTTTGTCTGCATTGGTATAGTCTCTAAATCCACGTTCATCTATGTAGAAATGTTCATCTAATACATCAAACTTATTAGTTTCACCTAATGCTGTCGCCGCCGCCTCTTCTCTATTCTTATCGGTACTGTAGATTAGTTCTAGACTACCACACTTTATGTAGTATTTAGACATTTTCTTCCCTTATATGTTTGTATATCCAACGGGGTTGTCATCAACATCTGAATCATACACACTCTCTTGACCGCAGTCAATACACACTAAGACTTTCTTTCCATTACGTTTGACATATCCAACGTTACCGATATGAGCGTCCATAAACTCTAGATCAAGATCATATATCTTTCCACAAAGTTTATGTATCTGCTTAGATTTAGCATCAGATATATATTCACACTCTCCGCAGCGGCAATCGTTGCCACCACAACCGATCATCTCTGCAATCTCTGTAATATATCCCCAGCCCGACAATTCCATATCGTGACGATATCGAATCTTTCCAATATCACTCAATACCCTTGGGGCAAGATTGTGCATAGCTAGTTTACTCTGCACATAGTGTGCATACTGTGCATCTTCTTCAGTCTCAAAATCCTTGAAACCACGCTGTTCATCTATAATATAAAACTGTGAACGGCTTCCACAGTTATCATACTTACCAACACAAACGCCCATATATATAATCCTTTTAGTGAGAGGGAAACAAAACATTAGCCAAACCACGAACACACAAGTCGCATGTTACACTACCTTTGGTCGGTGTGCAAGTCACAACGCCACGACCACGACGAATCTCGGGACACGTTATAAACTTCGTGCCATTGAGAATCACCAGCTTGGGCAACGCTGCTCGCCATGCGTCGGCCTTAGCCTTGTTGCGAGGACGCTTCGGGGCAATCTTCTGGTCGCTGTCGCACCATGCGAACAGTTTGAAACCTTGTGCTAGTGCAGCACCCATATCCTCGTCGTTATGAATACTGGCATATATATTCATATACTTTTCCAGACTAACAAGTCGAGAATCGTAAATATGAGTATAAAACCACATATCGGGCAGTTCCGTACCATCGGCAAGAATACTCTCACAAGCATCCGTCACGTTGGCAACATAATCCAAGTCTAGCTCTCCGTTGAGAAACCAATCGCCACGTTCATGCCAACGGATGCTCTTACCCTGACTAATAGCATCAAGAATCATAGCACGAATGCGATGCTTTTCCGTAATAACATTCTTCATACCAGCAGGACGAACATCCGGATACATCTTCTCGGTTTGCTCTGCATAACATCCATTGTGCAGGAAAGCACAAGTATCGGGGCAAGTATCCCCAACAGGACGCGAAACCACCAAACAACCCTTACCCAACTTGTCGTTACCGTTTGCAACTTTCATACTTTTCTCCCTTGTGTCCTACGATCATACCATATAGATCGGCATGGTCAAGAGAAATCTTTAGAAAATCTTTGGCATGGTATTTGCTAGAGAGATTTGTCGTAAAGTGTTGGTAGATAAGGACTTACGGCGAACCCGGCCCGCCGCCCTATTCCTAAATCCTTATAGAGAAAGGACTTACGGAGATTGTAGGATTCGAACCCACGGACCCAATTAAGGATCGGCGGTTTAGTAAACCGCTGCATTAGACCACTCTGCCAAATCTCCAATGACCCTACGGGGATTCGAACCCCGATAAACGGAACGAAAATCCGTTGTCCTAAACCGTTAGACGATAGGGCCATGATACAAGTTTATATACACTTTTTTGTTTGTCAAGTGTTCGAAATCCGTGTATAGTATTTAGGAGGTTCGAATATGAGTCTAAAACAACAAATTTTAAAACTAAGAAATGATGGTAAATCATATTCTTATATTCAAAAAGAATTAAAATGTGCTAAAAGCACTATTTCTTACCATTGTGGAGAAGGCCAAATAGAGAAAACCACCAACAGAAGAATTGCAAACAGAGCCAAGCAACATCCTCTAGTTCGTAAAATAGAGAATTTCCAATTAGATTACAATAAACCACCACCTAAATCACATAAAGAAATTAAAACTTTTAATAGAATATTAAGACTTAAAATAGAGAAATTTTCTGTAATACAAAGAGGGATATATAATAGTATGTCTTTTACAATACAAGAATTCTTAAATAAAGTTGGAGATAATCCAACATGCGCTTTAACTGGTAAACCTATCGATTTAATGAAACCTAAAAGTTATCAATTAGATCATATTGTCCCAAGATCCAAAGGTGGAGATAACTCATTAGACAACTGTCAACTTACTCTTAAAGAAGCTAATCAAGCAAAAAACGATCTATCCATGGATGAATTCATTGCTTTATGTAGAGAAATTGTTACTTATTACGATAACAAAGCTGGCAAGACAGGATTCGAACCTGTAACCTAGCGGTTAACAGCCGCTTGCACTACCGTTGTGCTACTTGCCAATAATTCGGGAGCTAGGATTTGAACCCAGACAAAGAGAACCAAAATCTCTAGTGCTACCGTTACACTACTCCCGAGAGCCGATGGCCGGGAACGATCCGGCGACATTTGGTTTACAAAACCAACGCTCTACCAACTGAGCTACATCGGCATCCACGCAACTCAAACATCAGCCTCCGTAGCTTCAATATTGTACCACTCATCAGAGTCATCATACTCCATGAGTTCCTCTCTTGGATTATCTTCCAAGTCCTCGTAGTAATCTATTTCGCCCAATACATATTCGTTATAGATATGGTAGACGTTAGGCTCGTTCATATATCATCTTCTCCAAATCTTCTCGGCGTAGTGGTCCAGAACCAGTACGACTAGGCATACCAGCGTCAATCCACAAACGTAAAACTTCTGGAGAACTATCATATGGAGTTATATCCGCAGTAATTTCTTTACCAAATTGATCAATGACGATATGCCACGCCTTAACATTATCTTCCTCATAATCATGTTCGATCCTACAATTGTAGCCTTTATAGAAGAAGAATTCATCTCGCCATGACATAGCCTGCTCCTTAACTCATATTTGTGAATACGCCGCATCCTCATATTATACTCACTATTATCCTTAATGTCAATGGGTCATGTAGGAATCGAACCTACAACCTAGAGGTTAAAAGCCCCTTGCTCTGCCAATTGAGCTAATGACCCAGCTTGCGGGTTATGCCATACTCGGCTTTGCATTTAACCGTGGCTTCTTTGATATCATTCTGCCAACGGCCCGCAGTCTTCTCAGACCTCAGTATAACTGAAGCTTTCCACATTGTCAAAGTATACGGATTGAACTTTATCAAAAACGCTCATCCAATTATACTCATAATCCATAGGAATAATCAAGTCTTGCAGACTATCACCATCCTCAGTCCTAATGTCATAAACATGAACATTCTTCATAAAAAGTTCTCCTTTGGTGACTGACTACTCGCAAAAGCTTCTGACCCGTTTACTTAGGGTGATACTTCCCCATTCTGTTCATCCAGCACATCTTTCACATCTTGCCTAATTTGCCCAAGTTGGTAAGCTATGTATTCTGCGTAAACTAGCCAATCTACCGTCTCACTCTCAGGTTGCGTATATTCACTATCTTTCATATCTTCTCCTCCATACCTACCATCCTACCATATTTATCGACACTTGTCAAGCAAAACTTTAGGTCATAAGTCTATATCAGTAAAGGACTTACGAACAATTTTCCCCGCCCCCCGCGTCGTAAGTCCTTATGCCACAAGGGTTTGCGTCTAACGTCTATCGAATTGTACAGTTTTTTTATACATCATATAGTCCTATAAGTTTATTATACTTTTCAACAATACGCAAGCTATCTTTATGAAAATCTGCATTAGAAAGCACTTCTATCAATTTATTTCCATAATAATTATCAACATAACGCTTATTAAAAAATTCAATGTCTACTGCCGCGTACTTTTTAAATACTTCATCTAGTTCATATCTTTTTTCTTTGTCTATAAGATATTTAATTTGGCCCTTAGAACTATATCTCTTTCCTTTGTATTCATATGGATATTCTTTTAGATAATCGCGGGCTTTTAACATACTGCTAAAAGTCATATCGCCAACTATAAAAACCTTTCGACGCTTTACTTCAATAGTATTACTCATTAGTAATCCTCCCCATAGTAATCGTGGAATGCGTCGATATCATCCCCGTAATGCCCATAGTCCTCATCTGTTCCAAATCCCGCATCACGCATGGCTGAATCAAAATCCCCATCCATGCTATCATTGTACATATCATCCTCATATTCATTTTGTTCAGTGTTATCGTCATCTTCGCACTCATTATACCATTCATCCTCATCATCATGAAACGCCATGTCATCATCCTCGTAAGAGTTATCGGGATCGTAGCAGGAATCGGGGTGGCTCATGTTATTAGTCCTTGATAGTAGCAGCGATGTAGAAAAGTCCAACGTAAGAAACAAGAAACGCGACAGCACTAAGCATCAGTATACTCCTCTGGAACAAACTCGTCAACAAGCCCAACAACATCGGCCCAATCCCAAAAATTCATTTCCACGCTAGGATCGTCAATCGGCTCGACAACCGGCTCAACAATGTCCGCATCGGCAAGAGCGGAGAGAATCGCGTTGACATCATCAAAATCGTATCGCATGGTTTCTTTCTCCTTGTGCTTTCATTATACAGAGTATATCGGCATTGTCAAGCACTATCTGGAATTTCTTTCCTTACAATGCTGTAAGGTTCGCGTCTGCGTCGTAAAGTGTTGTCAGATAAGGACTTACGAAAAACGCGGCCCGCCGAACTAACCCTAAGTCCTTATGTGGTAAAGACTTAGAGCGAGTCCAGAATTTTCAGAACATACAGGCCATACCCGTACTGTACAAAAGTCTACCGAAAAATGAGAGATAGCAATCCTGCACACGTTCTGCATAGAAGTTGCGAATATCACCGTTTGACAGTTCGCACGTTACAAGAGTGTTAGTACGCTTGAATTCTTTATCGAAAATGCGATAGTCACTCGTTACATTCAGCCTATGAATATAATCTTTCATATCGCGTTTAGCAATTACCTTCGCAAGATAACGCTCATATGTTCCGGTCAATGGTTGGAGGTATCGAAAATTGTAAACACTACCAATATTAGAATCAACAAGTGAACCATGCACACCCCCATATGTAGCATATAGAATAGCAGCAATAATAAAGCCGCAAGCAATCATCAAACAGCACAGCATAACAAACAGATCGTTCATACTTTCTCCTTAGTGGGTTTCTTCCAGTATACTACAATTATCGGCGTTTGTCAAGCAAAACTTTCGTCCCAGAATTCTTTCATTTCGTCAAGGTTGATTCCGCTATCATTCCACGCCACACTGTCTAGAGTCTCAAGACATCCATCTTCCCTCATAGCTTCCACAAATTCGGCATAATCATCACAACCCTTTGCGAAATTGTACAGCCCCTCATCATTACCAATCCAGAGGCAAACGTTCCAAGTCTGATAATTAGTATAACCGTTGTAGCTCATCTTTTTTCCTTAGATAGTAAAGGGAGACATTTCTTCTTCGGCCAGACTAGCATACTGGGCAATTAGTGCTTCAACACGTTCAGCACTTCCCGGCTTTCCAACCTTGAACCTCATGGTATCTTCACCGCCAACAATTCGCGGGTCAACCTTTGTAACCTTACGCTTTCCAATATTCTTCAGAGCGGTACGATTGAACTTGAGAACCTTTTCGACCTGTACCATCTCACCGTCGATATTCTTGACTTCTGTGGGGATGGCAATGCCGAGGAAAATCATACGGGCTTGACGCTTGGCATTTTCGATGATGGGGAACTTCGTTTTCATTCTATTCTCTCTTTCTTGTGTTTGTATTATACCAGCTTGTTTTTACTTGTCAACCCCTATTTTGCAGGAACCAGATCGATCCTTACGATATTCTTAGGATCGAAACCCTGAGAACGCATATACTCATGAACACCGTAGTCTGAGCTTTGACGGTAAACACGGTAAACCTTGCCATTATTCATGTAGACCATATGGTCATGCGTGAAAATCGGGGGAAGGGACTTGGTGAAATTCTGAACTGAAACTGACTTTCTCATATCTAACTCTCTCTTTCTTATACCTATATATAATGCACCTTCTATGCCAAACTCAGAAATATTTTTTGGCTTGTTTTCTAGATCATAAATGACGATGCCAGATTGGCAGTGTTGCATTTTGCTGCAATGTGTAGCATTTTGCATTGCATTTTGCAAATCGTCGTAAGTCTATGGTAGATAAGGAGTTACGAAAAATGCGGCCCGCCGGATTTGTCCTAAGTCCTTATTGGATAAGGGTTTACGATCAGCCAGCTTGAAGTTTGCTTTCCCTATACCTGTACAAAAGTTCAGAGGCAAGTTCTTTGATATATAACCTGTACATTAGTCTACTCTGATCATTCGTACACTTCTCAAGAGCTTCTTGAGAACGAAGCAATTCGTGTTGCAGCGTTAGCGTGTCAATGTTCTTCATTTTTTTCTTCCCTTCACTGATCCAGATACGATTCCACAGATCGAACACACTCGTAAAAGGTGTACGTCACAAAAGCACAAAACGAAATCAAGCTGAAAAGCATAGCCCAATCATTCATTGTCAACATTTTAAACTCTTTCTTCTTTCAATAAGAGATCATCTGATTAGCAACCATGAACCGAATCATTCCAGAAACGTAACGATTCGTAGTGATCGAATCCGTAACGTCTTTTCCATCACGATGGATGCTCTGGATAACGTAGGTTCCACTGGGGAAAACCTTGAACGTCACAACATTCTGACCAACCTTTTCAGTGAACCAAGTTTCGTATCCGAATTTCATTTTCTTTCTCTCTTTCTTTCTCTCTTACTTCTTATATCGACATTATACCAAACATTCTTGAGCTTGCAAGAGAAATCTAGAGATTTTTATGTCAAGAGAATTTGACACAACTTTCCACCATTTTGCCATCGTTTGGCACAGTATATGCTAGGCTTCTAGCCGATTATATGGGATAAGACATAAGTCCTTGATACATAAAGACTTACGGCGATTCAGCGGGGCCGCATTTGTCCTAAGTCCTTACCTAGTAACGAGATACGTCAACACGCATCCAAATAAGAAAGATAATCCCCATATAGTATACATGCGTTCACGTATCATCGTCAGCATTCTCCATTGTATAGATCATGTGCATGGTAGTATAGCACAATGCTACACCTACAACATATCCAACAGCCACACTAACAAAGTCTAGATTATACATCCGTGCATTCCTTATATTTAGTTATCGTAGGGCCAGCCATATCCTACATACCATTCCTTACCATTGTCATCCTTCATTACAGTGAATCCCTTGCGAATGAATTGGTCGTGCATTCTCTTATCCTTATACCTTTGCACATATACATTAAGGTATTGTCCAATGTAGTAACCTATGATAGAGAAACACATAAACATGATAAACAGATCAGCGAGGTAATCGACGTTCATATTATATTCCTTAGTTAGCGTGAACGAAAACGTTTTCAGTAACCGCACCAGAAGCGGCATACTTAATATTGTACGTTACATTAACAATCCAATTCTTTCCACTACCATCCTCACGCATGATGCTGTTGATGATGCCAATATATCCCTTACCATTAGCACCAGTAAAACCAGCATACTTACCATATCGCATAGCATTAAAGAGAAAGTCGAGATTGTTCATATTCTTTTTCATTTTCTTTTTTCCTGTACCTGTATTATATAGTATCGGCTGTTGCGTGTCAAGACCTTAAAAAGAATATTCCGAATGGTATACCGATTCCAGCATAACCTCTTCACAATCCAGCCAATCCCTATATACCTTAGATCCACCACCCATCACATACCCCTCATACTCTACTTCCACCCTATCATTCTTCACGCACACCACAACACCAACCTCTTCCGCCATATCGAACACAAAATTCCACACCACCCTGTCGCCAACCTTGAATTCGTTTTTCATTTTCTTTTCCTTTTCTTTCTTCGTTGCTCAATTATATACATATCATCGTCCAAAGTCAAGGGGATTCTTTAGATATATTTCGGATTTTTCCTAAGTACTTATCCCATATAGACTTACGTCAAAAAGATTTTTTTCTCCTCTCAATGGACACTCTGTACCGTGAGAAAGTTGTTGTAAGTTGTTGATATATATGGACTTACATCAAATCGGGCCTCCCTGTATACTCCTAAGTCCTTATATACCAACAGGTTAAGGTGGGGGTTTTATTTTATATACTTTCCCCGGTAAAAACAGCGAAAAAACGCGGGGTGGTTCATAAACAATAACCAACATATCTTTGTAATGTATTACCCAATCCACCCCGATTGACCCCTAGTTTCTTCTAGCATCTTGTGATATTACTATTATCGGTGTATAATACCGTAGGAGAATCAATATGACTAAAAAGAAACAATTAGATTGTGAATTGAATTGCAAGGCCACGGCTGAAGTTAAGATGTCTATTCTTAAGGATTTGGTCCAGCCAGACGTACCTATGGACCAGCTACTAAAGGAAGTGGAAATTGAAGATGAAACTAAAGACAACGACGAAACAAGCATTTGAAAGAGCAAGAGCAACTGATTCTTGCGTAGATTTAGTTCTTCTTGGCACAGAAAGTGCTAGAGATCTATTTCCTATTCTTAGACAAGAACCAAAAACATACACATCAGAAACTCACAGTTTCTCTAGCGTTTTTGGGTTTGATTGTAAATTCTATTATAGACTAGAAAA